CAACAAAAATGGCCTTGCTGGTTTTATCAGCAATGGTAAATGAACAACCTTTACACTTTGATTGTCCGCAATGCGACTAGATTTTACAAATAAACCACTTGAGGATTGGATAAAACTTTGTCCTTTTCCAATAACAGTACAACAAGCGGTTACACAACCAAATGCTTGTAAACACATAACAATAGATGTAACTATTGAAGCAAGTAAAACAAAGCCAAACCCAGACTTTGTTTCATCAGATCAACAACAGTTTCTTGAGTTGAAATATATTGAAGTTGATAAAAAACTAAATCAACTTACAAGACAAAGATTTCAAGAAGAAAACCCTTTAATACAAAGAAAAATATCAAAGCAAATACATAATTTATTAGACGAAAAACAAGAAATCGAAAAACAGTTAGATGTTCAAGAAAAATCGTAGAAAACTTGTGGTTGACTATGCCGACCTTATGGGTAAAACAGTAAAACGCACTTTTGATGGTGCGAAGTTTAAATGTGTAACTATCCAATATGCAAAGAATACAGAAATTTTGTATGTAAGCATCTTGCGTTGTTATGACTTTGAAAACATAGATAATGCTACTGAATACGCCAATGCAGTTGCAAATAAAGCTATTTTTATTGATTGGGACAACTTTTTCTTAAATTATGAATTTTCTGAAAAAGATTGCGAAACAATCTCGGGTAATAACTTTTCAAACAACTTGATAAAGGCCAACTGGAACCAAATAAAAAAAGTATTTGTAAAAGATTTTAAAGAAGGCGCCCATGGGAAAAAGGATTGATTTAAAAGACTTACAACAGTACATTGATGATAAGGGATTTATCGTACAAAACCACTGCTGGAAATGTCAGAAAATCAGTTACAGAAATGAAAAAGATGCCAAAACAGTATCGGCAGATATGTTTAAACTTGGTAAAGGCCATACCTATACATATGCCTGTCCAAAGGGTAATGGCTGGCATCTAACTTCTAAAAAACCAAGAAGTGCAAATTGCCCTAAACAAAAAAAACAATGCAAAGCAACACGACAAAGTAAACCAGAAAGGAGGCGACAATGAGTGATTCACACAAGCTAAGAAAATTAAAAGAAATGCGTTTGGCAAACTTAGAAAGAGAGTTGCTTGACAATACCTTAAAAGGCTATGACCATTATGTTTTTATAAATGAGAGAGGTAAAGCACAGGTTGTAACAGAACAAGGTCGTTGGGTTGCTGAACATATTAAAACAGCAATTTTAAAGTTTAATTTTCAAGTTGATAAAACAAAACAAAAAAAATCTGTTAAAGAATTTTCAGATAAAGAAATAGAAGCTTACAATCACAAACACAATTCTTACATTATTTCAGAAGAAGAGATGCAAGGATATATAAATGATGACAACTTAAAAATTACTTAAATAATTTTTTTCTAATTTTATTAAACATATTTGGTTTTTTTCTTACTTGTTTAACTACAAGATTTGCTTCTAGTTCTACCAACCTACCAAGTAATGATGCAAGAAAAACATCTTGGTGCATTTGGTGTCTTACTAAATGTGTACAGTATCTTTTTATATTGTCATAATCTTCACTCTGCATAATTTCTCGGCAACGCATTTCAACAGATAACTGCAACTCTGGTGGTGCTTCCTCTATATCTATGTTGAGAAATTTTTTTAAGTTCATTTACTTGGAAATAATTGTTTTTCAAGAATGTCAACAGCCCTATCATCAAGAGTATTGGTCGTTTGTTTACAAATAGCTCTTAATAAATCCACAACTAGACGTTTAACAGTCGTCGTTGTTAGAAACGTCATTAAGATTGGTTTTAAAATTTTAATCATAATTTATTGTGTTACTTTCCAAACATAACAGTATTTGCTACATTTGGCACATACTACCCTTAAGCGGTGGTCATCTCTTCTTAATTGGGTAGTATTGAATGACAGAAGAACAAGAAGAAAAGGAAGGTACGGATTGGGGCGAAATCTTTGGTCATGCTGTTCGATTTATGATTCTTTGCTGGTCTTTGGCAATGATGACTCTTGGATATATGGACAAGATTCGTAATGATGGTGCGTTTTTGGCCGGCTTGACCAGTGGGGTTTTAGGCAGCTATGGTATCTCCGTTAACAAAAAGAAACCTGCAAACGCTGCTAAAATAGTGGATAACAAAGACACAAACGTAGGAATCAAATGAAAAGACTATTTGCATTGCTTTTATTTTTTCCATCTGCTGCCTTTGCAGATATAAAACAAGAGTTTGTTACATCTGCTCAGATTACTGTTGATATGCCATATGTAGTTACGAATAAAGTAGGTACAACATATTCATTAAGTGGTAATAATATTACACCATCTGTAACTGTAGGAGATACCACAACATCTGGAAAGATTGGCGGTATTAATGTTGGCAGTTTATCTGATGGAGTGCCAGCAATGATCCAGACAGATACTTCGATTACAACTGCTGGTTCTTCTTTCTCAAAAACAGAATCGGTAATTATGGGTGATGCCACACCTTCTGCAGTTACACCTAGTTCGGGTATTGCAGCCTTACCAGTTTTAGGTGGACAGACAACAATAGGTAGTGGTGGTACAGCTGGTTCACTTGCTTTAACGTCATTGAGTTCTGGTGTTCATACTTGTACCGCCGGTGGTTCGGGTACAAGTTGTATCGGCTCAACCAAAGTTACTATAACCATTGATTAAATTTTGGCTATTAATTATAATAATATATCCGCTAAGAACCCTTGCAACACCTGTGGTTCCGCAGTTTCGTACAGGTTCGCAAACCACTTCATCAACAAGTCAAAGTGTTATAAATGAAACGATTACATCATACCAATACAGAACTGGTTACTCATATGCAGCAAGTGGACATAATATCGAAGCTGAAACTGGATATATCAACCCTACTGCTACGACTCAAAGCACCCAAACAGTTGGAGGAGTAAATTTTAGTTGGACAAGTCCAAATCTCGAAGCAATCCCACGCTGGAAAATTGCAACAGATGGAGCAGCATTTTCGATACAAGAAACACTTATAACACCCGGCCTAGATACAGTTACAAACATAACAAGAACCATAACAACATCTACAACTTCAGAAACCACAAGTACCTTTGGTCAATAATATTTTTACTTTTACCTATAAAGCCTTTACATGCCAATACAACGGTCAGTAGCCCACAAAGTCAAAGTACAGGGGTAGTTAACAATAATGCAACAATGATAACGCCCTCAAGCCTGCCACAGAACCGCTACAGCCAAGGTATTGTTTGTACTTCGCCTAGTCTTACAATCACACCATACTTAACAGATGCTTGGTCATTTAATAGACCGATTGAAACTGTAACCAGACAAGCGATTTATGATGAAGACACTGGCGAGATTAAATATTATCAAGAGACACCACGCTTTGAAAAAGATAACTACAACCTTAATTATGGTATAAGTATGCAATTCAATATTCCACTAGGTAATGGTGGCGAATTATGTAAAGAAGCAGCAAAGGTAAATATAGAAGCACAAAAACTACTTATTAAGAAAACTCAATATGAAATTAGCCTATTTAGGTTAGAACAATGTGCCAAGCAAGCAAAACTTGGGGTAAGCTTTGTTGCTGGTAGTCCTAGTGCAGTTACTTGCCAAGATATTGTTATAACAGTACCACCAAATCAAGTATTACCACACAAACATATCATTAAGGAGTAGACGAGCAACGGGTATTACACTCATCTACGGATATTTATTTTACCTTATTTTTTTTCTTAGTCAATTTTGTAATAATCTGTTTTACCAGAGGTTTTACAATATTAATAAGAATCGGAGTGCTAGCGGCAACCACAGCAATAGCAGCAGCATTAGTAACAGCAGGAACATTAGGTATGTATTGCTCGGTAAAGCTGGTGTCCTCATACAAAGTTATGCATTTGCTCTCATCTTCGTTTAATTTATGCCCAACAACACGTTCTAGTCTTTTATCGTTACGAAAGTCTCCAACACGTTGATCTTTTTCTGGGTCAGGGCATTTTATAAAAAACACCTCTTCTTTCTCTACAGGCTTTTGTGTAACAGGTGGTTTTGGTTCAGGTACTTCAGGTGGGCTAGATATTATTGGGGTGTCCTCTGACATTATCAAATTATTAGGTTGATAATTCATTGGATTAAAACTAGGGAATGGTGCATCGCAAACTGTAAAAACACCATTTGGGTCATCAAGTAAAAGATTTCTATTACCAGTATTTTTTATATCTCTATGTTGATATGTACAGCCCGGTACATTTATTGATAAAGGTATTATATCTACTGGTTTTGTAAAATCGTATAAAGGTTGTATTTGTATTTCTTGTATTTCTAAATCTGGAATACTCATTAAAGAGGCATTGCAGGGTAAGTTGTTTTAGGAATCTGCAAAGGTATTTCTTCCAACATTTTTTCTTTTAAATCGCCCATAAGTTTGTTTTTTAAATTTCTTTCAAACTCTGGGCTTTGCATATAGCGTATTGCAACATATCCAAAAGCTGCCATTGATAGAGACATCAAAAATGACAAAATAGAAATAATTTTTATAAAGCGGTCTAACATTTTATGTTAAAAGAAATTTTAAATAAATTAACAGCACCACTTACTTTGATGACGCTGTTTCTTCTTGTGGGTTTGATGCCTTTGTACCTGATGGCTGGTTATCTTCGGATTTTGACATCTCCAAAATCTGCTGATCCAACAACTTTATCGCACCAGTAATTTCATAGAGATTTGCAAATTGTTTTTCTTTTTCAAACAACAGTTGTTGTTTTGTTTCAACTAATTTTTGTAAATCCATAAATTAAGAGTAAAGTGTCTTTCCTTTAGTTATAGCAGCATCAATATCTGTAAACGATTCAGATGTCCAGATTGATGTTGTTTGATCAAGTTTTTTATATGCTTTAATAATTTCAAGATGATCAACATTTCTTTTGATCATTGCTTTCCATTCTGCCTCAGTATCAAGAGATTCTGTTCTTGATGTATATGCTGAATAATTAGCATCTTTATTAATTAGAGTTACGCTATGACCAGCAGCAGTATAAATTGCTGCAATTTCATCTGCGGTTCTTTCTTCCATGATAAAAATTAGGTTAGTTTTAGTTTACCCTATTTCAAGGGCTGTGACTTTTTCTGATAATTCCTGTACCGCTTTTACTAATATCGGTACAAATTTTCCATAAGATGCTTCTAATTTTTCTGGATTGGATTTATAGACAGCACCAATATAATCATTTTTATCACCCAATGCAGCATCAATTTCTTGTGCAATAAAACCAAGTTCTGTCTTTCCATCATTTGCACTAGGTTCACGCATAGCCCATGTGAACTTTCTTGGTCTTAGTGCATTTATAATATCAAGACCATCTTCTGAATCAATAATATCTGTTTTATCTCTTTCATCAGAAAGTGCGCTGATTGTTTGTACTTGACATCTGATAGCAGTAATACTTGAATTACCAAGAGTTACTTCATTTGTTGCGTCAGCAGCTGAGGCATCTGCCTGATAACCAAGAGATGTGTTGTTTGATCCAGTTGTTATAGAATCGCCTGCTGCTGAACCCAAAGATGTGTTGTTTGCTCCAGTTGTAGTTGCTCTTCCAGCATGATAACCAACACTTGTATTATTGCTTGCTGTAGTTTGCTGTCGACTAGCTTGGTAGCCAAGTGCCGTATTATTACCTCCTTCTGTGTTTACTGCTAAAGAATCATACCCCACTCCTACGTTTTGAGTTCCAGTAGTATTAGCAGTCAAGCTAAAAGTACCAACCGCAACATTGTTTGAGGCCGTTGTATTGGCTATCATAGCACTTCTACCGATCGCAACATTATTATTACCTGTACTATTGTCTCTCATACAAAAAGTACCTAAGGCAGTATTACCATCTGCTGAAGTATTACTACTTAACGATTGTATACCCATAGCTATGTTCATACTACCTGTATTATTGGCATCTAATGAATTGTTACCAAATGCACAGTTAGCAGTTCCAGAAGTGTTTGCATACAAAGCGAAATACCCAAAGGCATTAATTTCATCAGCAGTTGTAACTGTAACAGCAGCATTTTTACCCACAGCAGTGTTTAAACCTCCAGTTGTGACAGCAGTCAAAGCATTTCCACCAACAGCCACATTGTCGTGTCCAGTGGTGTTTGCTTTTAAAGAACTGTTACCCACGGCGACATTATCAGAAGCCGTTGTATTTGCCGCAAGAGCATCTAAACCCACAGCAACGTTGCCACTACCTTCTGTATTCGCTAATAAAGCATTTCTTCCGATACCAACGTTGTTACTTCCTGTTGTGTTCACTAATAAAGAAACAAACCCAACACCTACATTATTTGCTCCTGTTGTATTAGCTGATAAAGCACCAGCACCACAAGCTGTATTAAAACTTGCTGTTGTGTTAGCGTCCAGTGCACTTTCACCAACGGCTACGTTAGAAGCACCAGTTGTGTTTGCAGTTAACGCATTATGACCAACAGCAGTATTATTACTTGCTGTCGTATTTGCATCAAGTGTATCAGTTCCTACTGCAACATTGTTAGCACCAGTTGTGTTTACTACTAATGAATTTTTACCAACACCAATGTTATTATCTGCTTCTGTATTAGATTGTAAAGAGTTAGTACCTATTCCTATATTACTTGATCCAATTGTGTTTGATAATAAAGCATTTCTTCCAACACCCACGTTACTTGCACCAGTAGTGTTTGTTCCTAAACATGACATACCTATGGCAGTATTAAAAGATCCAGTACTAACAGCATCTAAACTAAATGCTCCAATGGCTACGTTCTGACTTCCAGAAGTTAAAGCTGATAAAGCATTTTTACCAATAGCAGTGTTATTTTGGCCAGAAACAGAACCATCTAGAGCATCTTCTCCAAAACAAGTATTACCTGCAATAGAGTTTGCTCCTTTACCAATATTTACTGAATTTATCGTTCCGTCTATAGGGAAAGCAGGGCCACCAGCTAATGTAAATAAATCTAAAAAAGCGTTATTTGCAGTATTTCTAAGCTGCATCATACTTGTAGAAGTATTAGCAAAAAATCCACTTGCAAAAGTTGTACTAGCAGCCGAAGAACCAGAGTTATTTGTTGCTATTGCTTGTAAAACGGTATTAATATCAGCCCTAACGTTAGCACCCGTCGAGTTGTCTATTGTATAATCTGAAGCTTGTGCCATTTGTAATACAAATTTTATTTAATTATATACTATCAGAAATTAACTTCCACGCCCAAAACCAGTTGCTGCATATTTAAAATTCCTGTTTACATTGTTACCATTTGAATCTTTAACATCAATATCAAAACCTGTTCCAGTTATATTTGATAACACAAAGAAATCTCCCTGTGATTGATTTTCTATTGTTATACCGATTGATGGTAAAACAGAATTTGCTGCAACGCTAGTTCCTGATTGACCAGTAAAGAAACTATTTGTAAAAGTAACTGATTTTGTGGAAGTACCAGAGGCGATAAACCCACCTGCAGATGCTCCTGCATTACCAAGGCTTGTTTCTGTTCTACTTTCTATTTGTGCTGTATAACCTAACTGTTCAATTTCTATTGATTGTGCAATATCTTTTGTTTCTAAATCACATCTAAATTTAAAACCCCTTGCAATATATTTACCATTTACAAAAGGGTTAAACTGGCTAAATTCTGCACTGAAATTGCAGTTACCACTTGTTGATAAAGATGTTGCAGAAGTTAATGTAAAACTATTTGCATCAGGTAGAGTTTGTATTTGATAATCTCCATCAACACCTGTTCCAGATGTAAAATCAACCGTAACAAAACTACCGACAGAATATCCATGAGAGGATTTAGTTATAGTAATAGTTGTTCCTGAAATGGCATAAGTTCCAGCAGTTGAGGTATCTGGGTCTGAATCAGTTGTTGCTACAAGTAATTTTGCATTGACATCAACAGCAACAGTTGTACCGTCAAAATCAGTCCATGTATCTACATTTTCACTTCTTTCATCAAATAATTGGTTATTATAAAATCCTTTTGTGACAAAATGTCTCTGTAAGACAACTGGTTGTTTTCCGCCTAAATCTAAAGTATTCGCAAAACTATATGTACCACCTGTAGCAACTGAGTTATCTAATAAATCCAAATCTTCTATGGCATCAAAATCTGAAACACCGTCAATAGTATCTTCAGAACCAAGAACAAGACCATTAAGACTACTGCTAAAAAAACAACCAACTTTTGCACCATTAAAAGGTGTTCCATCAGTATCTTCTCTATCTGTTAAAACTGTTAATTTAGGAAAAATGTCAGGTTGTGTTGAAATATTTTTTATTGAGGCAGCATTAGCACTTATACGACCACCATCATCTCTAAACGCTAAAAAATAAGTTCCATTAACAATATTTGGAACAATAGTTTCATTTACATTACCTGATAATTCTGGAATAACGTCAACAGAATCTGTAAAAGATGCACCAGTTGTTAGGTTAGATCCACGAATTATGACGTTGCCTCCATGTATAACATCAACAGATGTTGATTTATCAAAACGTAATCTTATAAATTGATCAGATAAAGGTTCAATCTGTACATTCTGTACATCTTCTGGTAAAGCTGTTTTACCTTCAGCATTAAAAGTTAATAATGAAGTACCAGCACTTAATTTACCTAATGTATTAACAGATTTTACTGCAAATTGATAAGTGCCTAATCGAGATTCAAAAAGTTCAAAACTTGGCCTAGCAACTCTAAACCTTTCTGGATTATCATTTTCATATTGAAATTCTAATAAATATTCCTTAACACCCTGCACAGGTTCCCATGCAACAAATATTTTTGAAACGGCTCTATTGCTTAGAGCAACTATTTGCTCTGTTGCCGTTAGGTTGCTTGGAGAAGGTTTTTCATTTAGTAAGGTTGTTATTGTTCTTGGATTAGCAGCAACAGTCGTATCTTCTACCTGTGAGTATTTATTAGTATCATGAATTACGGCTGTAATTGTATATTCAGAATCATTTTTTTCTTCTATAGAAACAACACGATATATCTGAAACTCAACAGAAGTATTTTCTATAGCCCAGACACTGTTTGCCAATGGTGCAGAAGAAAAAGCAGATGAAACTGTTATTGTTGTACCACTGATTGAACTAATTGATCTACTTTCAACAGAACCATCTGATAAAACAACTGAAAGTGTTGCAGAATTTTCTGTTGTCAGATCAGTATTGTTTGCATCATCTACAACAATAGTAGTGGTATCTGTGACAGATTTTATACGCCCTCCTCGTCTTACCCCCGCTCTTAATGAATCTGCAATGGCAATAATTGTAGATGGTCTTACAATCACACCAGCTTCAAGAGTAGTTGTAAAAGAAACTACCTCAGATTCTTTTAGATTTGAATATAAAAACCAACGGCCTAATCTATTTGCTTGACCTCTGGAGGTACAGGCAAAAGCTTTTAAAGTTTTTCTGGTTCTTCCAAACTTTGATGTTGAATCTGACAATGCAGTTATATCATCAGTTGTCACAAGTTCATAATCTATCGTTTGAGTTTCATTATCAAAATAACCAACCTCAACTTCTGTATATTTTGTTCTTTGTCCTACACCCTGATAGGTAAAACCTTCTTCTGTTACGTTTGAATTATTAAAAATATATTGTGCATCAGATGTATTAGTTGATGTATTAGTTGGCCTGTCTTGAGATATTTGTAATGATCCATTACTATAAAATGGCATCGCGTTCATCACAGAACATAAATCATTAATCAAACTGTAGGCATCATTTTTTTGATTTAAAATTACGTTGCAACTAAATCTTGGTTCTGTTGTTCCTGTAATAGGGTCTGTTATTAATTCACTAGCATATGCACTTGCAGAATAAAAACTAAAAATATCTAAAGTATCTGCATCAATTACACCATCTGTGCCGCCAAAACCTTTATCTGTTGTCAAGATGTCGTATAGAATCCATGCTGGATCAGAACACCATTCTTTATCTGTTTTAAAAGTACCATCAAAAACATAACCATCAGGGTAAATCACTCTTCCATTATCACTATCAACTGTTGTATTACTTGGCACTTTAATTTTTGTACCTTTGATGCGATACATGCGCTTTGGATAGCTTTGAAATTCTTGAGCATTAAATCTTATGGCAACATAAGCAAAACCTTGATATGCACTTGTATCTGTATTTATTTCTGTAAAAGATAAAAAGTTTGTTTTGTTTTGTAGTGTTGATACTGTACTATCATCTGTATTTCTAATAACTGTTATATCAATTGGAAAGCTCATTGTTTTTTCAAACTTGATCTCAAAATCTTTTACAAATGGACTTGTTGCTTTTCCATTAATGGAATTTGCCTGTACTGGATCATGAACAGTTCCATCATTTTCTGTAATTCGTATTGATACTTTTACTTCAGTTCCAACTATGTCTCCATTATCTTCAAACTTTTGTAAACTTGGAATTTGCACTGATACTCTTACCTTATCAACATTTGTATCTGTAATTGATCTTGTAACAGAAGTTGTTTTTGTCACTTCCACATTTACAGGAACAGTATTTTCTATAGCATTTATTTCCTGTAATGCTGTTTGATCTGATGCACCATTTTTAAAAAAAACTTCTACATCAGAAAAATTTTCATCACCGTTTGCATTTTGTAATGGTGTGCCATCAAGAAAAACATTTTTTCTAAAAGTATCAGTACCAGTACCACCAGCATCTAATATTGAATCTATTTCGCCATACCCAAGCAAATCTAATACGGTTGCAAATTGTTTACTTCGCAGGCCACCATCTATCAGGTCAGGATCAACAACCTTTCTATCAGTTCCAAATAATTGATCATCAACTAATCTAGGCATTAGGTTATGCTCTTAACAACTTGTGTAGAATCAGTACCCGAACTAATTATAATTGAACCGCTAAAAACAAGACCATAAATTATAGGTATTGGAACACCACTGGAGCTAACGTTCTGGATACCACTAAACGAATATGACCCTCTTATGGATGGGTCAATATCACTTACACTTGAAACATCAGGAACTGGATTTTGTGGTGCTAAAAGGTCTGTAATACCGCCAATAATCAATGAAGTTCCAATAGTTGTTAAAGCTGTAGTCACTACAGAACTTGTCAAAACAGCGCCTGCAACACTGGCAACAGTCGTTACAGCAGCAGCAGCCCCACCAAATACTGCTCCAATAGCAGCAGCCACAAAGCCAGAGCCTATTGCAATCGGTATAATTTGTATATCACCCTGACCTGTCATTGATAAATATTCTTCTGTAATAACCCTGCCTCCCATTTTTACCTTATATATCTGATCGTTCATATGTTTTTGCACACCTTCAAAATTAGCAATTAAAAAACTCATAGCTTGCTGTGGAGACTTTACCGCAGCCATAAAATAAGACTTCCCCAAAAATTGTCTTAACTTACCATAAACTTTTATTTTTTTAAGCTGCATATCTGTAAACTCCTCTAAGTGCCTGTTGATATCTTAAATCAAAAAGTTCTCTACAACTCAAAGCTTTGATATTATGATTCAATATCATATTATCACCAATATAAACAGCAACATGATCTAAATTACCTGTGACAGATTGAAAAAGTAAAACATCCCCAACTTTTATATCTTTAATATTATTTTGTTTTACAAAGTTTAATTTTGGCAGAGCAAATTCAAACTCTGGATTATTTATAAAATCTTTAATTCTTTTTGGTCTTTTCCAATATTTTATATTTATATTTTTATTTTCTTTAAACCAATCTGTAACTATAGACCAACAATCATATTTTCCCCAAATGAATTTACGACCAATTAATGAAGGTGCTTTCCATCCTGAAGGCTCAAAAGACTCCCAATGATCGTACTCGATACTGTAAATATAATATGGAAACCCAAGATGTTCACAAGCTGCTCTGTCTGTATCTGATGGTGTTGCAGCACCTACAGGATGACTATGAATTACACCAATAATTTCTCCTGTATCTTCACACTCTACCCAATCATCAGGGTCAAGTATAAAAAATTCAAATTTACCTTCTGCTAAATTTTTACAAGGCCAAAAAGTTTTTTTACCTTTAATTATTGCGAGCAAACCACAAGCCTCCTCTGGTGTTTGTTCTTTTGCATATTTAATAAAAGATTCTTTCCAAGTCATAATTAAAAATTAACAAAAGTTCCAACGCCTGCAAAGTCAGCCTTTGTAACAAGTTTTTTGGGTGCAGATACACCAAACAGATCAAAAGAACTTACAAGCTCAAATTGAACTATATTTCTGTTTTCAATAGTTTTTCTTTCAATAAAATATACTTCTCGTGGTAACTCTGCTGAAGGATCAACAGAACCGCTTTTATATGGGTTTACATCTGATGGAAAATTAACTTCATCTAAATCTTTACTCAATGCTCTGCGTCTTGTAACTTTTGCCCCTGCAAGATCAGATAATGCTGTGGTTTGATTTGTAAGCTGTAATATTGATGTTATTGTTCCCAAGAGATTTGAAAGAGTTAATGTTGGTCTTGGTAATTTACCTTTACCAGAATATTTGAAACCCTCAGCTTTTACAGGCATTCTTGAATATGTATTTGCCTGCCATACAATGTCCAAGCTATCTTTCATGTTGTTTCCACTATGAAATAAATAAACAGTCGGATTTGCTATTGTTGCATTGACATTAAAAGATACATTACCATTTGTAAATTGTGAAGTTGTGCCTGTTACTGTAAAAGTATTCGTACTAACTGTTTGAATTGTATAAATACCATCAATTCCATTTCCTGAAGTAAAATCTAGACTTAAAATTAAACCAGCAGAAAACCCATGGCTGCTAAGAGTTATTGTGATTGTTGTTAATGATTGCACATAAGTAGCTGTTTTTGCTGTTTTTGTATAATGTATATCAGCCTTTAATTCAACAGAATATAGCTCAATAATAGATTTATTTGTTAATCCTTGAAGTGCACCTGTAGGAACTGCCATTATGGTTCAAATACTTCACGGAAGGAACAATTTATAATTGCTCTATTGTTATAAGGAATAGTTTTTGTCCATGAATCACAAACATATTGACCAGCCCCAGAAAGTGTGAAATTAACATTAGTAGCAACAGTTATCAATGCACTATCGGCAGAAGTAGAACTAAGTGTGAAAGTATTTACATCAGCAGAAGAGGCGACAACATAAGAACCATCTGTAGGGCCAGAACCTTCGTCTGGGTCTGCAGGTGCTGTAAAATCAACTGTTAATACATCACCTATTGCCACACCATGATTTGCAAAGGTAACAGTAATAATTGTTCCAGCAACACCACTTCCATTTGATTGAACATAAGTACCTGTCTTTGCACTAAACCCTTCTGCTGGTGGTGTGAATGTAAAACTAGCCTGATCTGCAACCCTACTTCTTAAAAATGCTTCTATTACATCAGCATTAGTTTCAGACACGTTAAAAGTTAAATCATATACTTTTGGATCTTGCGATAATGGAAGGCCATACAAAGCCCTAAACTCATAACCATCACCCAAAGAAGTAACTCTTACTTTTGGTTTACTTTGTTTTCTCATCCCATAAGTAGGAGTTATTGATGGAAATGTAGCCATTATCTATTTAATAAGCCCCCTGCCCTTTGTTCATCAATTATAGTTGCCTGCACTACACTAGCAATTAAACCGCCTAACTGATCGGCCTCTGATCCGTTTCCTTGAACAGAACTACCAGTTGCATCTACATTCACAGTGATCATATTATTTGTTGTACCACCTCCACCTGTAGGAACAGAAGGTAAAATTGTTCCAGATGTGCGAGGTACAAATAATTCAGGTTGACGTTCTCCAACAATATAAGGCTGACCAGCTTTTACAGGGCCACCATTTTGCCTAAATAGTCCTCCTAATAAACCACCTAAAAATCCACCAACACCCTTTCCGCCACCACTGGATGCAGACTTACCAAAGTTTTCTCCAAAGCCACCAATAAGCTTATCTATCTGAGCATCAATAATCTTATCTCTAATTCTATTTAATACATTTGTCATTGCCTGTCCAAACGTTTGTGCGCCAGTAATAGCATCTCTTAAATTATTTTTTATACTGCTTTCAATCTCTTCACCTACAGCAGTCATTGCATCTTTAAGTTTTTTTGCTGCCTCTTCATTTTTTTTAGTTTGTTCTTCTGCCTTTTCAAGTTCAGCAGTATTTAAAATGTTTGTTCTTAATACATCTTCAAGTGTTTTTAATTCTGCGTCAATATTTTTAATTTTTTCTTGTTGAAGTCCAGTGCCTCGTCTTTGAGCAACAACTCTTGCTCTTTCAGCAAGTAAAGTTTTCATCGCTGCTTTTAGTTGTTCTTTACCACCTTTTTCTACTAATTCATTAAATTTCTTTTGTTTTCTATTATGTTCAATTAATTTAGTAATTACAAATCCAAGGGCAGATGCAACAGCAACTAAAGGTAATGCATTTAAGGCAATAGTGGCAGCGCCACCCGCAAATGCAACTTTTTGTAAACCCGCAGCAACAAGTGGTAAAAGAACAGACGCGCCTTTTGCTGCTAAAGCAATAGCAGAAAAAATACCAGCAGTCTGACCAAGTGGCGATCTAAATAAATCATCAACTGCTTTTATCAGAGATGTCAAACCTTTTACTGTTAAAATCAAAACAGGTTCAAGTGTTTTTCCTAAAGTTTCTGAAAAATCACGAAAAGCCTCTCCTAAAGAATCAACATTACCAGCAAAACCTTCTGCAGCAGCTTGTGCAAGTTTATTATAGCTTTCCTCAACAATACTTAAAATCATGGCATGAGCCTCTGCTGTTTTATTTGTTTTCATTAACTCTTTTATTACTTCTGTTTGTTGTTTAGTAAAAGCAATACCAGAACGATTTAAGTTTGATAAATTCCTTTCAGGGTCTTGCAATGCTTTTGCTAATTGCATAAATGAAGTGCTTACATCAACTTGGTTTACCTGTGCTATGTCTGCTGCTGCCTGAGCAACTCTTGAATATGAATCAACGCCAATATTTCTAAAACTTGTTAATAAATTAAAGCCTCTTGTAAATTCTTCTTGATTAAATAAAGTTTGATTACCTAACCTATCTGCTGCTACCTGCAATTCATTTAAAGCAGCAGTACCTTCACCTAAATTAACTAAACCTTGTCTTAAAATTTCTACATCTCTTTCCCTAGCTGTAAAAGTTCCTATTGCATTACCCACAGTGGCAACAGCAGCACTTACAGTTAGTAATGGTCCAAGTGAAGCAGCCAATGAAGCACCTAATCCTTTTGCGGCAGTAGAAGCTGCAGTTAAAGATGCTGTTGCTCCGTTTGCTGATTTTGATAATGTTTTTGTTGCTTGGGAAGTTTTATTTAAAGAAGATATTGCATTTCTTGCTTCAACTCTTAATGTAACGATACTTTCAGCCACTTAACTTACAAAAAGACATTTATTATATATTACCTTTTTTTTGCCCTTTGACGATTTTTTTCTTCTCTTTCATATTTAAGTTCATAATATGCAGCCCAACAAACAAGCTCTTCTTCTGTAATACTTTTTCTTAATTCAATTAATGTTTTCCCTAATTCTGTTGCGAGAAAAAACTCAAAATTTAACCAGTTATCTCGCCTTAATCTTTTTTTGCTGTATCAATATCAAGTTTTATATCCATCATAAAAAGCTCAATATCATTAAGGACAGTTTCAGGAAGAAATCTTTTTAAATTTTCTGCATCAGCAGAAGCAAATGCTTTTGTACCATCTTCATTTTGTGCAAGCTGGCAAAGAAGTCTTGTTGATATTGCTAGTGCTTCATCAGTACCAGTTGCGGCTTGTGCCTGCATTCTGTCAAATCTTGTAAGTGGTGGAAAATATAATTCTTTTAAAAGTTCGCCGTTAGGCTTTTTTAGTTCATACTTTCTTCTGTTACTCATCACTTCGCTAAAAGCTTCTGTGATAAGGTCAACGTTTCTTTTTGCCATAAAATATTTGGTTTGTTATCCTAATGTACTATATAGCTGAAGTTATGGCACCATTAGTAATAAACGAAATGTTTATTTCTTGAATCTCACCTAAAGTCGCACCATATTCTGCGTTGTTTATAATACCAGCAAAACTTATCTTTTTAGCAGATTGGCCAGAATCAGGGAACAATTCAAATAAAGCATCACCAGCATCACCAGTTACAAGAACATCATCAATAAAAGCTTGATAATCTGAATTACCAGATGGGTTATAAAGTAAAGTTGCAGTACCTTCGCCTGAGATAAGACCACCAACGAATGATTTTGATGTATCGCCCATTTTTGTAGTTTCTTGTGTGTCTTTGGTAACAGACAATGACCATGCTCTTAAATCTGAAATGTCAGCTTCGGTACCGCCAGCATTTTCAAACATGATTTTCCCTACATCACCTTTAACAGCCATAACAAAAAAAAGTATTTATTTTATATTAACCTTTTTTTGACTTTTTCACATCTTTTTTTGAATTTTGTTGTGCCTCATAATATTTTCTACATTCGGGATCCCAGTATTGTGACTCTCTTCTACCTTTTACAGCTTCAATAGCGTCAAGCATTTCTTCAGTAATTACAAGTTTTGGCATAATTAAAGTTCCTCATATATTTCAAAAGTTATTCTAATTTGTGTTTGAAACTTACCTTCAGGACTAGATGTTAGAACTTCAGGTCCAATAGGTGAATCAAAAATAACATTTGAAACTGTAATGTTATTGTAAAGGTCACGCAACCTTTTGCCAATAACATAGTTAGCCCCTGCTCCAATACCTTCTTCTGTAAAAATATTTAAAATAATTAAGCCAACAATACTATTTGTAGAGTTAGCAGAACCGCCCATTGTTAAATAACTGCCAGAACCAAAACTTGTCAAACATTGAACAAAAGTATCTTCTGTAGTTGAATCAAAAGACATATTATTAAATACAACAGAAATAGCAGGACTTGATGCTAACTCTGTTGCAAGTCTTGCTTCTATAGTTGATCGTACTGTATTTAGATCAGTTGCAGCCATTACATTCTCCTTATAATTCTTGCTAATTCTTGCGGAATATATTGTGTGGTTAATTGTTTTGCTTGTAATTCTGGAAAACCTTTTATTGTATTATTTTTAGGTGATGTTCTGTATCTACCACCCCAACTTGGTGGTAAGGAGGTTCCATAAATAACAGGTTCAGCATATTCAACATTATTAATAATAGTCCCTTTTAATTTTCTTATATCAGTTTTCCAACCATTTCTTAAATTACCAGTTTCACCTACAGGTGTAGCTTTTTTTGATAGTTCTGTCCAACGTAATGTTGTTTTTTGTACTAACTGTTGTACTGCTTCTGCCATTACATCATCTATTTGGTCTAGCCTTATCTGTCTGACCATAATTACCTCAATACAAGTTCAAAGCTTATTGGTGTATTGTTCTGTTCATTTGTTACAACAGAAATAATTTTAAATTCAACACTACTTATAACAACTCTGTCTTTTGTTGTTGGTACATAATCTAAATCATTTGCAGATATTGTAAGTAATTTATCCTGTTGTTCTATTAAATCATTTACTTGTGACCTTGTTACATTTTCTAAAACACCCTTAATTGTTGTATCTGCTGTAGTTTCAGCAATTACACCTGTGGTCGTATTATAAGAACCGGCAGTAACTTTTCTTATAGTTACATCTCCACCAAGTTTACTAAGTGTTTTTGTTGCTGCTTTTTTTAGTGCGTTAGCTAGGCTCATAATCTATATACAATAACAGTGCCACTATCTAATACCACAACAGAAAATGGACCAGAAAATTCTGCACCTGCTTTTAATTGAATTGAACTATGATCTCCAAAGTAGGATGGCAAAATACTATCAAAATCTGTAATATCATCTACTAAAGGCACTGAATCAAAAAGTTTACCAACAGTAATTACAGAATCTTGTAAAGCAACTACCTTACCAAAACGACCAGTGTGAACGCTTGTATCATTGATAATTTTTGCTGCTGGAAAATATGTTTTCACAATAAATAAGCAATAACAGTTCCACTTGTAAGTGTAATGCTTGTTATTACACCTTCTATCTCTGCCGTAGATTTAAATTGCAAAGAAGTTAAATCGCCTGTAATGTTTTCAGAAACAATAGTATCTATAACAGAGTCTTGTAATGCAGCAATTTTTCCAAATCTGCCTGTATGGGCTGCTGTATCGTTAATGATTTTGGCGGCTGGATAATAGCTCATTTTTAGCTCCTTTTGATTGCAACGTTGCCGGGTCCACTTATTCTTAATCCAGTAAAATACCTTTCGAATAGTGGTGGTACTCTATCAGCACCAACCGAACCATAAAAATTCGGTGTTGCATCTAGATTACCAATTTTAACATTTTTAAAATCTTCAAGACCACTTAATCCTAAACCATTACGATTATTATTCAAGTAAACAGCCAATATAACTTGCGCCTTTTTTACTTGTTCTGGTATCTCTGTTTCTGCAAAATAATCTGTTGATATTCTAAATGGAAAGCCTATTGAATATGTATTGATATAAGTATCTGGTTTTCTTACACCCTGTCTAGGCCATTGTAATGCTTGTGTATTTGTTACCCTTGCACCTAAAAATCTTTCTCGGTCAACTCTTATGGCAGCAGTAAATAATGCTCTGTTTTTATTATCAGTGTTTGAACCATCCCATGCAGCAACATCATCATCTGCAACAAGACCTTCAATTATTGCGTTTGCGTCAGACAATGTTATGTAACTGTTAGCTGATGCTCCCCCTACTGTTGCGTCTATTGAGATTGCCATTTTGTTTTACTTTGGTTTTCTTTTTTTTTGAAGGAACAGAGACTACCTTTTTGGCAGCCTCTTGTTCTCTCATGCGCTTAAAAGCGAATATTCCCATTAACTTGAAGCACCTTTTAGTGCAACAAAATTAATAACAATAGCTTCACTTAATGAACCGGCAGAAACATTTGAAACTGTGATTGCAAAAGAACCAGCAGCAATAGTGTTTGCAGCTACAAGATAACTGCCAGCAGTACCAGCAGAACCATGGTTAACTACTACAACATCAGTTGCAGCAATTTCACTATTGGTAACTGTAAATGATACTTCTGCAGCAGCAGCCAAAGCTGCGTTGTTCATAGTAATCTGACCTGACTCTGTATTTAGAGTGACACCTGTAGATTTGCTGGTTGCTTGTGTTACTGTACCGCCTTTAGTTGGTCCAGTTAACTTACCAGCAGTAACCTCGAATAAACTTGGCATAATTTAAGTACCTTTAGTCTTGAGTGGATACGTTGGTAGCTCTTACGATACCAATGTTCTTTGTCTCGTAAACTTTCGACCAATTAGCTACGGTTGCAAGTTGTGTTCTATTTGGGTTTGTTGTAGTAACAGCCCACTTTGAACCAACAGGGTGA